ATATCATCTGGATCTCCAGAGGTTCTGATATCATCGACGAGGTTTTCTATTCTTTGTGTGTCGCTTGCCAGATAATCCTCTTGTTCCATAAGGTTTGATACCCAGGTCTATTTCCGTAAGAATTTTAAATTCACAGAGATTGTCTTCCGCAAACTCCTTTGCCGCTTTCCATTTTGCTTCATTGACTGCGTAAGTTTGTGCCTCATACAGATAACTTTTGGTTATCTTGGTTTTCTTTTCAGGGGGTACACATTGTCTCGCAGGTTTTATCTCTACTATATATCTCTTCCTACCAGTTTTTGTCTCTACTTCTACCAGACCATCAGGGTAGTATCTGTGTATTCTACCATCTACAGGCGACACATAAGGTATACTAAACTCTTCTGATGCCCACTTTATAACATTTTCTCTTCTGTCACACCACTTAAAAAACTCCAACTCCCAACTACTTCTATAGATGATGTTATTAACATCACCCATATACTTTTTAGGGTTTCTTGGATTAAATCTACCTTGATGAAAATTTCCCATACCAAACGGAGAGTTCTTGATTGCGTTCTCTGCTAATGCTTTTCTTTGTTCTTCTGTAAAATTCTTTGGAACACCTGTATTACCTTTACTGATATTATCTTTGTGTTCCTGTGTTAGTTTTCTACCAAGCCAACTTGGAGGTGGATGGTCTATAAACCTTTGTCTTACTGCTTTTGTAAATGGATAGGGGTTTTTATTTTTGGTTCCTTTTCTACTTGACTTTTGACCACATTCGTTACCACAATATTTTGTCCATTCATCATTTCCCTTGTGCCTGCTTTCAAATTCAACACCACAATAGACACATTCAGCAGGTCTCCTTCTCCCCTTTATTCTACCCATTCCTTATACATAGTATATAATAGTCAAGTGTATTTATAGATGGCTGGTGTAACACCAAATCGTATAAAAACATCAGATCTGAAGAGCAGAGTATTAAACCTTTCTCAGACATCTGTATTTCAAGTAAAACTAAATCCACCATCAGCTGTTGTTAAACTTTTGGACTCCAGAGGGGTTCAGTTTGTCCAGAATGCACCAAATATTGAATTGTTATGTAATCAAGTAGTTCTTCCTGGATCAAACTTTCAAACAACAGAAGTGACTAGTAATTATGCAGGTGTAACTGAAAGATTTGCAGATCGTCGTGATTATGACACAACATTTGACATGACATTTTATGTTGATAGAAACTACAAAGTAATTGACATATTTGATGGTTGGATGGACTATATCTCAAATCAATTAGACCCCGATGCATTTGTATCTCCATATGCCTCCTATAGAATGAATTATCCTGATGGCCCTAGTGGTTACAGAGGTCAGATCTTTGTTACTAAATTTGAGAAGGACATCTATGGTAAGTCGATGGAATACACCATGGTCGGAGCATATCCAAGTCAGGTAACTTCAACTCAACTTTCATATGCTGGAAGTCAGATTATGAGTTACACTGTAAGTTTTAACTTCCTTAGGTATGTAAGAAAGACAAGTAGAACAGTATTCTCAGAATTTGTGGATGATTTTTCACTTGCAAGTATATTAAATTTCAACGCTGGAATACTCCAATAAATACTAATACCTGATTTCTTTATCAAGTCATTATGCCTTTACCAAAGATTGCAACTCCAACTTATGAGTTGACTTTACCATCTACCAAAAAGAAAATTAAGTATAGACCCTTTTTGGTCAAGGAAGAGAAACTTCTGGTTCTTGCTCTTGAGAGTGATGATACCAAACAAATCACCAATGCAATCAAGGCAGTTCTAAAGAGTTGTATTGAAACCAGGGGTGTAAAGGTAGAAACACTTCCTACATTTGATATCGAATATCTTTTCTTGAATATTCGTGGTAAATCAGTTGGTGAAGAAGTTGAAGTGAATATCATTGCACCAGATGATGGTATGACTGAAATTCCTATTACCATTCAACTTGATGAAATTGAGGTAAAGGAAGGTGAAGGACATGAAAAGAAAATTAAACTTGATGATAGTTTGATGATGGAGATGAAGTATCCTTCACTAGATGAGTTCATCAAAAATAACTTTGATATTAAAGGTAATGTTGATATCGATAAGTCATTTGAACTGATTGCAAGTTGTATTGATACCATATTCAGTGAAGAAGAAGTTTGGTCAACTAAAGATTGTTCTAAAAAAGAAGTTATTGAATTTTTGGAACAGATGAACTCAGTTCAATTCAAACAGATTGAAAAGTTCTTTGAAACAATGCCTAAACTGTCTTATGAGGTCGAAGTTGTTAATCCTAAGACAGAAGTGAAGAGTACTATCGTTCTGGAGGGTTTGTCCAGTTTTTTCGCATAGGGATGGTCCATATGGATCTTGAGAACTACTTCAGGTTAAATTTTGCCCTGATGCAGTATCATAAATATTCATTAACGGAGATTGAAAACATGATGCCCTGGGAGAGAGACATTTATGTAGCTCTCTTACAACAACACCTTGAGGAAGAAGAAGAAAAAGCAAAGGCACAACAAAATGGCTAGAGATCCTCAAAAACTAAGAAAAGCCTATGAGTATAAGTTAGGGAAGGATCTTGTCGCCAAATTGAGTGATGATCAGATCACTCAGTTATCAAAATACTACAATTCTTTACCACCAGATCAACAAAGTAAAGTTGATAGTGAAATTGTAATGGGTAAAGGGGATTTCCTGGATACTGCAAGATCAATGGCAGATCCCATTAAAAACCCTGTAAAAGATGACACATTAGTACAAAAATATCTACCAGAAGATAAATTTGTAGATGATACTCAAGAAAAACTGGATGAGAAGTTAAGTGAAACTTCTGATTCTATCATGGATGAGATTGATAGAATTATTGATGAGTATAATAAAAAGGTAGCATCTTATAAAGAAGAAAAAGAAGAAAAAGAAGAAGAGGAAGAAGAAATACCTGAGGGTCTTGATGACCTTTTGAATGATATTAAAGAAGAAGTTGGAGGAGACACCCCTAAGAAGGGAGGTGCTCTTGCAGTCATCCCAAAACCAGACAAGACAAAACAAGAAACTCTTGTGGGTGATGATATTGACCCAGAGATACTCAAAGTCCTTGGTCTTGAAGATGTAACAGACCTTGACTATGGTGAATATTCTTCTCTGTTGAAGGAAAAGATGGTTGCCAACCAGATGGGTTCTGGTATGGGTCTTGACCAAGAGAAACTGAAGGAAGAGTATAAGAGAGTTAGAGGAAAGACAGGTAGGTTTACTGTCAAAAACCAGAAGATAAAGGCAGAATCATTTGTAGGTAAAAAGAAGACTACCGAACCAGTATCAAAGGTTAGAAGACCTTTATTGAAGCCCTCACCTTCTGTCAGGGTAGATCAACCAATTAAAGATGAAGGTCAGAGTAATGATGAAATCATGGGTCTTCTTGTCGCAAAATTAAATGCGGTAGACAAGAATGTTCAGAACACTGCTGAGAACCTTAAACAAAAGGATGAAATAGAAGAAAAGGAGAAAGAGAAAGATAGAATTGCCGCAGGAAAGGTGGAAGATTCAAGAAGAGAAGAAAAGATAGAAAGAAAGAATGTTTTAGGAAATATTGTAAAAGGTGTAAAGAAAGGTGTAAAACCAATTGGTGATATGTTGGGAGGTCTTTTTGACTTCTTTAATAAAATTGGTTTTTCAATCTTTATTATGGAACTTCTCAGGTTCCTTGAGAATCCTGCAAAATTCATTAATGGTATTGTAAAGTGGGTGAATCTTCAGATTGCCAAACTTGAAGAAAAAATAGAAAATTTTGTCATTGATAACATAATAAAACCTTTGAATAAGGTAATTGACGATTTGAATACAAAGATAAAAGCATTTGTGACGAATATTAATAATACATTAGCTCCTCTAAAAAATGTTCCAGGTCTTGGTAATGTAATACAGCCTCTACCTGTACCAGAAATAGAACTCATTGATGAAAATATCATCAGAGATAAAGTATTCTTAGGAAGAGTACCAGAAGTGGAAGATGACTTCCTGGATAATATTCTTGGAATTCCAAATGCACCACCAGCACCAGTTCTTCCTGCACCAGGAACATCTCAACCTAGTACAGGAACAACTCAACCTAGTACAACTCAACCTAGTACAACTCAACCTAGTACAACTCAACCTAGTACAACTCAACCTAGTACAACTCAACCTAGTACAACTCAAC